ATCATTTTTTGACCAAAGGTGATTAACTGCGTGGTTGGCCACAGCCCCTATCCACATGCGTAAACCGACAACTAGCTTTCAAGCTTCAATGATTCTAAATCCGGATAAAGTGATATACCTTTCCCGGAATTATGCTCTCTTTTCTTTGCATGCAAAGGAAAGAACTTGTATCTAATATATACTCTACCATCATTAAACATCGATGGAATTGAAAATGTCCATACTCCTAGATCACCGGCTACTCCAGGCCTACCAGTGAACGTAGTTAACTGATCTTGTGATAGAAATTCCTTATATGTAGAACTCCATCCTCTCCAGAAGATGATATGCGTATAAGCATGATCGGGATTAAACATTGTCGTTCTTGACAACAAATTCTTTGAATCATTATACTCGTGGCCACCTTTAGCCATCATCTCTTGAACGATTTCTTTAAATTGTTCCATTTCCAAGACCAAATAAATCTTGAGCAAATGTGATTTAGGCGTAAAACCATTTGGCAAACGCGTTAAATAACTTGGCAAATACTTGGCAGCCATAGTATGTGAAGAAATGGCTGCACCATAACACAGATCACCCATTGATAATCTTATTATCGCAGGAAGATTCGGTCTCATCGTTCCCATCTTTAACAGATTTTTCCCATATTCAGGAGCTTGACAATAATAGTAAGTATCATAATCACTCCCAACTACTTCAGTTCCAATTTCTTTACATGCGTCAATCAATACCACCATCGAGTATGGACGTGACACATGGTTCTCACCGTAAAACTGGATACTATCAAGTATCGTAATTGTCTCTGGTACGTAAACAATCGCTGCAGCCATCACTCCGTATGGTATGATGTCCTTGATCAATTTACCGCGTGATATTACTGAATGAGGAGTAAATATCACAGCCTTGACGATATCGCTAGTTTCAACAGTCCGGCTAGCGAGATCAGATACGACATATGCTTCTCCGGATGAAGCCAATTCCTGCAATTTAGACAATGCAGCTCTGGATGCATTGTTTGAATTTCCGTCAGCTGTAAGACGCAATTTTCTAATTGCATCAAATTTAGTCAACACACCATATACCTGGTGGTTTTTGATCAAATCAACATGAAGCTTGATTACACGCTCAGTGTCCGCATCCATGGTAGGGATTCACTATGATCAAAAATACC